GCCTGAGCATTGCTCTGGATATTATGAGAACGCGAACCAACATAGGGCCATTCTGCCCGTCAATACCGTGTAAGGAATACCAATGGGATAAGACTTCGTCTCCATATAAGGAGACTTTCGTCGAACGCCCAGTGGGAAGTACTTACGCACCATTGACGTGGATGACCCCTGCATCGTATCGGACCGAATCCGAGACTATAAACGATGACGTAGGCGACGATGGCAGATTTAGATACTGCCTTCACACCTACGAAAACAACGAGTTTGACTCGCCGTGGATCCCGTATTACACGTCTAACTGCTCACGTAGTGAGCAATATTCGTGTCATACTTCTGGGATCACGACTACGGTCATTAACACGCTGTTGGGGAAACGTACGGCACCTCCGGTGGATATGGACGCCTTGGCCGATCAGGCCTTGAAATCCATGTTACCGAAGGTCAATGAGGGGACTTCATTAGTCAACTTCATTCTTGAGCTTAAAGACCTCAAGCGTATGAATCCTGTTGGGTCAGTTGAGCGTTTGTTACATGTGAAGCCAAAGTCACTAGTGAATTGGCTTCGTTCTCCATCATCTCTTCGTAGCTGGAAAGCTATAAAGGCGGTGCGAAAACGGGAAATGACCCTGAATGAAGTCGCAAGACGTCTGACAGGGGCCCACTTAAACGCTGAATTCGGCATAGTTCCTCTTGTGAGGGACGTAGTCGAGATAACTGACCAGCTTCTTGACCTCGAGCGAAAGCTGAGGTATTTGAAGCGATTCGCGGGTTCACCGCAGGTGAGACACTATAAACGTGTACTTCCGGATAGTTCCGGCTTGCCTGTTACTACCTATTGGAACCGTGGCCCTGCAGAGAGCAACGGTGGAGTCCCCCCATGGATTGGCACCAATTTTTGGGCCAATCCACCAGGGAATGATTCACCAATCGGTGGCAGTCGTGGATTCATTTATACCTACGAAAGGTATCGTTGGATCCTACGACCGGTGTATCGTGCCACGATGAGGTATATCTATACCTTACCGACTGGCATGACGAAGTCCGAGGAGAAGGCGAATGCGCTACTGGATGCAATGGGGGTCCGTTTGGACCCCTCAATCATCTGGAACGCGATTCCGTTTTCCTTCTTAGTCGATTGGGTTGTCGACGTCTCGGGGTTCCTGAGCAGCTTTGCTCGGGACAACTTCCCTATCCACACTCGGGTGAGTGACTTCTGCCACTCAGTGGCATGGCACTCCGAGTGCGAACTCTACACCTGGCCAAGTTCTTCGGCTCTTATGAGCCCAAGGCCGCCATATCCTCCAGTACCCTCATTTGCGGATCAGATCCGCAGGGTATACAGGGGAGTTCGGAAACAGTATCTTCGAACGCCGCACACACCCAGTGTGACAACGCTCGGAGCAATACGGGCTCCTACAGCACGAAAAGCGGCCCTCGCGGGTTCGCTTATCTTGCAGCAGGGGCTTTCAAAAAGTGCGCGGAAATGGGTCTCAAGACCCGTCCGCGCACCGCGCTGGGGGCGTAAAAATACGCAACCAGGGTGGTAATGCCTGTCTCTTACGATGGGTGGTAGTCAAGCCCCTTTTGGGCAAGACTATTATCAGCAACAAACAACCATAAACAAGAAGCTATGTTTAGCAATGACCTAACTGTCGTGGATAACCACGCCAGCTTAACCTTGCCAGGCGCCCTTGGGAGTAAAGTTTACGCCCAAATCGCATGGCCCGCACCCGCAACAGCTCGCAGAATTGCTGCTACCGCGAATACTACCTCTCAGGTTATCGTGATTTCTCACGAGATCAAGGGAGTAGGCTTCAAAGCCCGCATCCGTTCTCTTATTTCGCATCGTTACTCGAAGCTTGACCAAGACACCTCCTTGACGGATGGTGTGGTACCTTCGATGACATGGAATCTGACCTGTGATCGGCCTCTGCAATCAGCAGGCGCAATCACAGATGCGATCGTGGGGAATAACCTCGGTGCCCTCTGTGACGTCATTTTGACGTCTGGAGCGCTGGCGAAGTTCCTCAACCAAGAAACGTAAGATCCAGTACCTATCAGCAGCCCCTCTCAGAGGGTGCCTTCCTTTAAGGAAGAGCTGAAGTTAGCCTGGCAACGTTGATCTTGGCATGTCTCGTTGCTCTATCCGGTAACCTTACCGGGTAGAGCAGCGACGCGTGGTTGTATGTGCCTCGATGGTTGTTTATCATCAAGGGTCTCTCTGTAAGCATAGCTTGGATCGTCATTCCATTATGGATAACGTGAAAAGCCAGGAAGATGTAGAATTAAAACACTACGTTTCCCTCTTAACTGCTTGCTACAGAGATGTGGCAAGTGCACCTGCATATCCAGAGCCTGAGCTTATGCGCGATATTCAAGAAATTGAACATCGCGCGTACCATGAGGGGTTGAGTTTCTTAACAAAGACTCTTCCCTCTCTAGCCAAAGCCGTTGATCGCGCTTTGGCCACGGGACAAGTACTGCAATTCTCGCGCTTCAAAAAGGCGCGGGGAACAGAGCTACCACGTTTTGCGTGGACACTCTTCAGTCTTGTATTCGATGGCACTGGACGGGAACGCAGTGATGCGTCCCCCTGGGCATTATGGTCGATACGCAACTTGTTCTATGCTTATTACAAGCTAGAACTACCTATCAACGAGAAACAAAAGAATGAAGTCATCCAATTGTTCATCAGAACAGACAACGAACTCACGACGGTTTCATATGAGCCTTCAAGGCTCCCTGAAAACCGCTTCGATAGCCATAAGCATATGCTCGACCTCATCGAGGCCGACAGAAGCTCGGAACCTGGACCTGATCCTCAACCGCAAGGCTGTGGAACGGATCTGGGAAGCTATCCCACTCGAGAATCGTATAGCTGCACACCGCCTAGCGGCCTCTGCACCTGTATCGATTCACGCAGATACTCTACCTTCAAAGTCCTTTTTAAAGGATTCTACGGAAGAGCGGATGCGCTGTATCAACTTGCTGAGAAGCAGGAAGATAACAGAACGAGACGTGATCAAGGACCCGAGCCTGATCCGTGCATTGCTGCACGGGGCTCGATACTTGTACGCGCCCGGCAATTAATCGCCCGGGTGTTGTCTCCCGTGTCTCCTACTGAGGGTTTAAGACCCCGACACGGGCCTGGGGCCGTCGCAACGGGTGAGAAGGGTGCAGAAAAGATGCAGTTTAAAAGGTTTTACACAGATTTAGCATCTGTGTTCCCTTATGACGAGCATTTCTACTACAACCTGACTCACTTAAGTGACGACCTGCAGGGACTGATGTCTCTAGAGACTCTGGCCTCGGGCACCGCGAAAGTGGTGCTTGTACCAAAGGACTCGAGAGGACCTCGCCTAATATCATGTGAACCACTGGAGTACCAGTGGATTCAGCAAGGGTTGATGAAGATTCTCGTTGAGAGAATCCAGTCTTTCCCATTGACGTCTGGTTTCGTGAACTTCACGGACCAGGAGATCAACCGCCAATTGGCGCTAGCTGGATCGAAGTCGAAGGACCTCGTAACACTAGATATGAAAGAAGCCAGTGACAGAGTTAGTCTCGTCTTAGTAAAGGACTTGGTCCCAAAGACGTGGTATGACGCGCTTCATGCGTGTCGTTCCTCTGCTACGAAGCTTCCTGATGGTACAGTGTTTAACCTTAAGAAATTCGCACCTATGGGTTCAGCAGTATGCTTTCCCGTGGAGGCGCTCATCTTTTGGGCACTGTCAGTTGCATCGATTGAGTACACCTACGGGCGCAGAAA